CTGAAGCTAAGTTAAACGAGGTACAGCCTAGCGCACCTAAGAAAGCGGCACCTAAGAAAGCGGCACCTAAGAAAGCGGCACCTAAGCTACCTTCTAAGGAAGAACTTACAGGTATGAGTAAAGATGCACTTGAGGTAGAGATGCGTAAGCATGGGCTTGAGCTAGATCGTAGGAAGACCAAGGATACGTTAGTAAAACAAGCTGTTTCGTTTTTGAAAGGTAAGTAATTATGGCTACGTCAGGCACTACCGCATTCAATATGGATTTCACTGAAATCGCTGAAGAAGCGTGGGAACGTGCTGGGCGAGAAATGCGTTCTGGTTACGACTTACGTACAGCCCGTAGGTCTATGAATCTACTTACTATAGAGTGGCAAAACCGTGGAGTTAATCTGTGGACGATAGAAGAAGGTAGTGTTAATTTAGTTGATGGTACTGCCCAATACACACTTGACGCAGATACGATTGATTTACTTGAACAAGTTATACGAACTAATTCTGGTAATGCTTCTACTCAATCAGATCTTACTCTTAATCGTATAGGGGTAAGTACATACGCATCCATACCCAATAAGTTGTCTGAAGGTAGACCTATTCAAATGTGGATAGATAGACGTAGGGATGCACCCGTACTTAATTTGTGGCCTGTGCCCGATAAGACTGATACTTATGTACTTAAATACTGGCGTATACGGCGTATACAGGACGCTGGTAACGGGACGGAAACCGCAGATGTTAACTTTAGGTTTTTACCTTGTTTGGTTGCTGGGTTAGCCTACAATATTGCTTTAAAGGTACCTGAATTGATGGAAAGGGTACCTATGTTAAAAACAGTTTATGAGGAAGCTTTTGCCCTAGCCGCTGCGGAAGATAGGGAAAAAACTTCGGATTACTATAGACCGCGCATTGGAGTTATATAGTGCCTAGATATGCTTCTGCTAAAAATGCGATAGCGGAATGTGATGTTTGCGGTTTCCGTTACAAACTAAAGGAGTTAAGGAATTTAATAGAAAAGGGACGAGATACTAACATAAAGGCTTGCCCTGAATGTTGGAATCCAGATCAACCGCAACTACGGTTAGGAGAGTTTCCGGTTGATGATCCACAAGCTATTAGAGACCCTAGACCCGATTTTGCTAGTTTAACTAGTAGTCGAGCTTTGCAGTGGGGGTGGTATCCCGTAGGTAACGGGAATGACCCATTTGGCTTAACAGATAATGATTTAGTTGGAACCGTAAGTGTTGGTTCTGTAACTGTTACTACAACTTAGGGAGATAAACTATGTTATATGAAGATCAACCTGTGAAAAAGAAAAAGGCTAAGAAAAAGGCTTCTAAGTCAAAAGGTGTAAAGATACGTGGCACAGGTGCTGCTACTAAAGGATTATACGCACGAGGGCCAATGGCGTAGTAGATGAACTACACAAACCTGAAAACCAATATTCAGGATATTTGCGAGACTACTTTTACAGACGCTCAGTTAGAGTTGTTTACGCAACAAGCTGAACAGAAGATATACAATTCTGTTCAATTTCCTGCGCTTCGTAAGAATCAAACAGGTTCTTTAAGTAGTGGTAATAAATACCTTACTTTACCTGCTGATTTTCTTTGGACTTATTCTCTCGCTATAGAAAGTTCTAGCGAGTACATATACCTGTTGAACAAAGATGTCAATTTTATAAGGGAAGCGTACCCCAATCCTTCAACAACAGGGATACCAAAACACTACGCCTACTTTACAGATGAATCTTTGATTGTAGGTCCAACACCTAATGCTTCTTTTACTGTAGAACTCCATTATGGGTACTACCCTACTTCTATTGTTACGGCTGGTACTTCTTGGTTAGGTACCGATTTTGATAGCGCGTTATTAAATGGTGCTTTAGTAGAAGCCATACGTTTTATGAAAGGTGAAGCCGATATGGTGCAGCTATACCAACAAATGTACTTAGAATCGTTAACGTTATTAGGCACATTGGGAGAAAACAAATTAAGAGAAGATTCATATCGTTCAGGACAGTATAAGATGGAAGTAGCCTGATATGTTTGATATGGAAATTAAAATGACTCCCGGTGATATTGCTGTGCAAACCACTGATAATAGGGGACATACTCCAGAAGAACTTGCAGTTAATGCCGTCGCAAAAATTATTAGTATTGCTGATACCACTGACCCTGTTATTAGACAACAAGCTGAAGCGTTTAGGGAACGTATGTACCACGTAATTGTACATACTTTAAAGCAAGCTATAAAAAGCGATAGGACTACTCTTTATAATGAACTATTAAGCCAAAGTCATTGTGACATGGCAGAAATATTGAGGAAATTGTAATGGCTATTACCCAAGCAATGTGTACATCTTTCAAGCAAGAATTACTGACAGGAACACATAATTTTACTAACAGTAGTGGTAACACATTTAAGCTGGCTTTATTTACGAGTAGTGCTTCTTTAGGAGCGGGAACTACGGCTTATAGTACTAGTAATGAAGTGTCAGGAACGGGTTACACCGCTGGTGGAGCAGCATTGACTAACGTAACTCCTACAACATCTAGTACTACGGCGTTAGCTGACTTTGCTGATCTGACTTTTTCTAGCTCATCAATAACGGCAAGAGGCGCTTTGATTTACAACAGTTCTGCTTCTGACAAAGCTGTGCTAGTTCTTAATTTTGGTTCTGATAAAGCCTCTTCTTCTGGAGATTTTACTATCTCTTTTCCTACGGCTGATGCAAGCAGTGCGATAATAAGGATTGCCTAGTGGCTAATGTAACCGTCTTTTTTGAGGGTTACAACAGTGTAACCCAGACTTATAACTCTGGAGGCTATAATCAGAATGTAGCCCTTACTGGGCTTACTGGTAGCGTAGGTAGTGTAACTGTTGGCGCGGTTACTCTTGTAAGTGTAACTGGAGTACAAGCGGCTGCAACCGCTGGTAACACTACTGAATCGGCTGGCGGTGGTATATCTATAGGAGTTACTGGGACAGTTGGTACGACAGGTACTAATGATGTGCTGGTATGGAGTGAGATAGATACTTCGCAAACGCCTAATTGGGCAGCGATCAGTACATCACAAACACCAAATTGGACAGAAATAGCGGCATAAATTATGGCAGCAACCTATGTAAATAATTTAAGAGTAGCAGAGCCAGCAGACGGCGACACAAACTGGGGTAACACTACTAATACTTCGTTAGAACTTATTGGTGAAGCACTTGGTGTTGGTACAGAAGCAATTACGACCAATGCGGATACACATACCTCAACAGTTGCGGATGGCTCTTCTGATCAAGCAAGAGCTTTTCATTTAAAGTACACAGGTACTTTAGATTCTAACTGCACGGTAACGATTGGCCCGAATACAATGAAGCGGGTCCAAATCATAGAGAATGCAACTACTGGAGGCTATTCTCTTATTATCAGCCAAGGCAGTGGTGATAACGTCACCATATTGGCAGGTACTAAAAAGATTGTTTACCTCGACGGTGCTGGATCTGGTGCAGCAGTAGTAGATGTTACGTCTGCTTCTTTTGGCTCTCAGGCTTTTTATGTCCCATCTGGAAGCACAGGTAATAGGCCAACGGGTGTTGCTGGAGCTTTTCGTTATAACTCTACATCCGCTGAATTTGAAGGTTATGCAGGTGGTTCTTGGGGAAGTATTGGAGGAGGCACAGCTAGTACCGCTGTTAATGAATATTCTGGAAACGGTAGTACAACTGCGTTTACTTTATCTTCAGACCCTGGCACAGAAAATAACACACAAGTTTATATAGATGGGGTGTACCAGGAGAAAGGTACATATTCAGTCTCAGGAACTACTCTGACATTTAGCACTGCTCCTCCTAATGGAACTAGTGTTGAAGTTTTAGTTAACTCTGTTAGTGACACAGGCACTCCCAGTGACGGCACTGTAACAACTGACAAACTAGCCGATGATGCTGTAACAAGCGCAAAGTTGGCTCATACCTTAGATGTAGTTACAAGCTTAGGAGTAGGCGGCGGCTCTACAAATGGTGTAAGTATTTCGCAGGGTGCAATAGCTATTAAAAATGGTGGCGCACAATCATATATTGATTTCTATTGTGAGTCTTCAAACGCCCATTACGCTAGAATTTTAGCCCCTGCACATGCTTCTTTTGCAGGGAACATTACCCTTACTCTACCTGCAACAACTGATACCTTGGTTGGTAAAACAACAACTGACACTCTGACCAACAAGACGTTGACATCACCTAAGATTAATGAGGATGTCGCAGTAACATCAACGGCAACTGAAATAAACTTGTTAGACGGTGTAACAGCTACAACCTCAGAGCTTAATATTCTTGATGGTGTAACAGCTACAGCCACAGAAATAAACTTGCTAGATGGTGTTACGGCTACCACAACAGAGCTTAATTATTTAGACATTACTACTTTAGGAACCACAGAAGCATCTAAGGCTGTAACGGCTGATGCGAATGGTGTCGTTAAGTTTGACAACGGAATTACAGAAGAATCAACAGCACTTACTTCTGGTACGTCCGTTACTTTAAATATCAGAGATGGCAGCGTGTATACCATTACGTTGGCTCACAACATTGGTACATTTACTTGGAGCAACCCCGCAGGATCTGGATATTCTAGTAGCTTTACCTTAAAAGTGACGCAAGACGGTACAGGCAGCAGAACAATATCCTGGCCTGCAAGTGTAGATTGGGCTGGAGGCACTGCGCCAACACTCTCCACAGGTGCTAATGATGTGGACGTATTTGTGTTCTTTACTGTAGACGGTGGGACTACTTATTACGGG